ATATATTGTTCACTTCGTTTTCAATTGCTGGAAGTGCTTTTGATATTAACTCATAAGGTACACCATCTTTCTTAACTGCATCTAAGTAGAATGTATATAATTGGTTTTTGGTTTCCAATTCTTTTACTTCTTCCATCTTAGCTACCATATTATCAATATAAGTTTTGGTTGCACCCACTTCAGACATCAATCGTAACATAAGTTTGTTTACATCGGATATTTGAGTTTCTACCCCTTGCTTTAATCTACGAACATTTTGTATTTGAATATCTAATGCCTGATTCTTTGTAATTGTTTCTTCGTTATCATTGTATCGTTGAATATCCGCCTTTGTGGTTTCTAATTGATGATTTAATAATTCAATCTTACTATCGGATGTTTTAATCTCACTTTCCAATCGTTCTCTAACAACAATTAATCTATTATATTCACCAGTCCATTGTTTCCATTGTTTCCATTGTTCCTCTACACCATCCCAAGAATCTAAAGTTTGTTGGATAGATGTACATTGGATAGTTGCCGTTTTAACAAACCCTTGCAGTTCGGATAATGTATCTTTTGCTCTCATTGCATCTTTAACAAATTCATTATCACAACAAAACTTACAATTTGGGTCATATTCATGTTTATCCAAATGGTTAATCTTTTCTTCTGCTAAACTCAAATGTAATTTTGCAGTATCATAAACTTTCGTTGCTTTAACTAAATCTTTTTGTTCTTGTTGGTAATTAGAATATACAATTTCAATATCAATATCATTTATGATAGCATTGGAATCAATCATTTCCTTAGCTTCTCTAACTAACTCTTTGGTTTCGGTATGCTTTTGTATCTTATCAAATTTAGTATCACCCCAATTAGTTAATTCACCTTCAATCTTTTTAACTTTACGATTTAATTCATCAATATCTAAATTACCTTGCATTGGAACTATTTGTTGGGATAATCCTACAATTTGTTCTTCTAATTCAGCCTTTCGGGTTTCTAATCCGGTCTTATCTTTATCCAACTCACCATACTCAATCTTCTTCTCACCCAAGTCGGTTTCTTTTTGGGCTAGTTCTGTCGTAAAATCAGTACGTTTGAAATTTCTGATAAGAGCGTTCACATCCTTAATATCATTAGTAGCCGTTTCATACAGCTTATCAAACATATCCAATCCCATAAACTGAGCCATCAAGTCTTTCCTTTCCGATTGTGATTTATCAATGAATAGAGCATTGTTACTTTGTAGGGATAGAGCTGTCATAACAAAATCCTCATACCTTCCTACATACCCTTCTATTGCAGAGTTAGTATCCCTTCTTTCCGTTCCGTTTAGAGATTCCTTTCCACTAATACCATCTCTCCAAAAGTCCACATCTACCTTTACGTTCCTTCCCTTATTAATAGTTCTACCTTCTCTACGAATATGGTACATTACACCATCAATAGTAAAGTCCAATTGGCAATGGAAATCTGATTTACGATTATTCATAATAGCAGATGCTTTGTATGCTCTACTACATTTGTCAAACAGGCAGAATGAGATTGCATCGAATAGACTGGATTTTCCCTGTGCGTTTGGTGCGAATAATCCCATCAATCCACCTACTTTGCTGAAATCTATTTTATTATTCTCACCATACGAAAACATATTAGAAAAATCAAACCTTACGGGCTTCCAACTTATATTCCTTTGTAATTCAGATGGTTGTATTCTACTATTAATATCATTATTGATTTTCTCAATTCCTTGCAGGTCTTCCTTTGTCACAAATGGCATCATACGTTCAATATACTCACCGATTAAAGAATTTTGGTGGTTTATATCAGCTACGTTATCAACATCCACCCTTGCTTCTCTATCACCTGTCTTTTTAGCTTGGAAGGAATCGGTACGAATGATTGTAAAATCTTCCACACCATACTTTGCCGTAATATCTGCCATCATTCTTTTTGTATCAGCAGTATCCGTATTAGTTATCCTTACTCTTAAACGAGGATGAAGTGGCATATCGGTTACATCCGGCACAATACCACCATCAACATCCAAAGTGTAATAGCCATAATCGTTTTTGATATCAACTTCCTCATAGGTCATTGTATCCAAATCCCAAACTAAGAATCCGTGCTTATCTAATGTCTCACCAAAGTTTTGTTGTACCAAAGAACCGGCATATACCACCTTACAACCTGATGGTGATATCATTTCTTGTCTTTTATGGATATCTCCTAATAAGGCTAAATCATATCCATCAAATATATCAGTTGTAAAGTGTCTACTACTAACTACATACCCTACATCGGTTGTAGAGTTATCAACAGGTCCGTGAAATAGTGCAATCTTTTTGTTTCCAAATAGAGTGTTTGCTTTAGGCCAATTATCTTTGTTGTCAAATATACTGAATACTGCAAAATCAACTCCACCAATTCCGTACACCTGCGTATCTCTTAAATAATATAAATTAGGTAACTTCAATGCATCTACAATTGGAGTAAGTACATCCATTCTATCCGAATTATTCATATTACAATCGTGATTACCAGCGATTACAATCGTAGTACATAGTTTGTTACATTCAGTAAACAACCAGCTAATCTCACTAACCAATTCAGGACTCATTTCCAATTTAGCATGAGCTATATCTCCAGCTAAGTAAATAATAGCATCATCAGTTCCGCGCTTCTTAATCTCATCGAACATAGAGTAGAATACTTCTCTAAATTCTTTATGTCTTTTGATGTTACGGATGTGTATATCCGCAATGTGATAAATCGTTTTTAATCTATTCATATATTATTTAGTTTTGAAAGTACCAAGTCATCCCACCCAGTTTCTTTAGCATCTTTCAATAGTTCGTTTACTTTTTTAAATCCCATTTCACCAGCATCCTTATCAGTTGGTATTATATTACGCACTTTTATTCCATTATTTATAAACCATTCAGTATGTTTAGTTGAATCAGCTACGGCATCCGAGTCTAACATAATCGTTACCTCTTTAACACCCCTTTCCATAATTTTGTTTTTGAGTTTGCTGAGTAGAAACTTACCTAATAATGGAATTACATTTCTCTTTACTGAAAATGAATCAAATACTCCCTCCACTAACGTAATAGGTTCGTTCCAATTAATTTGGTTCTCAAATACAATTACATCTCTACTAATTGGCGGATTCTTATATTTGTATGGTTCATCTTCATAAAAAGAACGAGCTACAAAATAGTTTAATTCCCCACCATCATCATAGGATGGAATAATCACTCTACCACCATACAATCCATCTTCACAATATCCAATATTATGTTTTACAATATCTGCTTTCGCAATACCTCTTTTACTTAGGTAATGAATAGCCTGATTATATGCTGGATTAAATGAACCAGTTGGTTTGAAATATAATTGTTTGAATTCTTTGGGTAATTGTAACTTAGCTACATATTCTTCTTTCGAATCATATTCAGGCTCATCACCATATACATCCCTAACCTTATTCAGGTCTCTTACATCAACATTGAGTTTGCGGAGTAATGAATAGATACTTCTACCCTTAGAGTCACATACCCAGCAGTGCCATCTTTGAGTATCTAAATTGATTTGGAGTTTCTTTTTATGGTGATTACAAAATGGACAATGATGTGCCTGTTCATTTCCCTTAAGAGATGAACCCACACCAAGTGTAGAGTCTAATATTGTGATTATTTGTAATTTATTCCTACCAGATAGCATAGTTTGGATATTATTATCACAAATATACGAAAATTACCTGATATAACCTAATTAATGGTTGGAATTTTTTACATCATAAAGGAAGTCTGCTAAGAATTGTAATTTGTTAGCAATTTGTTCTCTTGGTACATTATTTGTTACCATTCCTTTAAGGTCTACTAAAGATGCTGCTGCTATTTGAATTGCATCATCTTTTGCGTTTAAATAAGCTTCGGATATTCCGTACTTATGTGCGATTTGAGGTATTGTCATAACTATGGGTTTATAATATCCCTACGGAAGAATTTTCCCATAAGGTTTTCGTTTATTGCTTGTTCGTTGGCAAGTACATCGTAATGAAACTGCCATTTAATTTCGTAATATGATAAGGATTTTTTGGAAAAGCAAAACTGGATAATCTCTCTTTCAAAATCACCAGCTCTACCTTCTTTTACTTCGGATTTAATCCATTCGTTTGATGAATAGTATTTCTCCCAATCGGAAGCACTTCTAACAACTCTCTTTCTAGTCTTGCCCTTAAG